CAAGTCTATCACGATCTAATTCTAAACCAGTCATGTAAATAGAAATACGTGGAGCAGATGGAATTTTATTTTCACTATTGTCACGCAAAATGTGTCCAACCTGCCTTGTAATATCACCATACATTACAGGCACTTGCACTAAATTACCTTTACCATCTTTATAAGAAAAATTACTCATCAGTCTGATCAACTGAGTAATATATCTTCTTATCTGTCCATCGTAAAAATGTTGCATTAATTATCCGCCTTTGGTTTTAGTGCATCTTTAAGACTTTGTCTTTCTTTAACAACTTCACCACCAATAGTAGTTTGTTTAGTATTATTAATAAAGTCTGTTTTGTATGTATTTCTATTATCAGTATTTGTAAGAGTCATTCTTACACCATCTTCCATCTTAACCCAACGTTGTCCGTCGTATCTAAATAATCTATTAGGCATAAAATCTGTCCTTAGGAAATAATCCCCTTTAGTTTGTGTTAATGGGAAAGATGCTCCAAATCCAAATTCTTCTCCGTTTGGTGGAATACCGTCACCAAGTAAGTAACCTTGATATCCTTCTCTGTCAGGAGTTTCATTAACTCTACTTGCATCTAATTGGCCACTGTTTATACTTGCATCAATAGTAGTTTCGTCAGCAGTTACAAGTTCTGGATTACCTTCTGCATCTGTTTGTAATGTGTAAAGATGTGTAGTATCGTAACCTGACTTAGGTGCATCTGCTTCTGCTTGTTGTATAACAGCATTATTAATTTGCATTTCCTTTTCATATGTAGAAAGTACGTCACGTAATGATTGTGAACTGCCTTCTTCTGCTGGAAGATCAAGTATTTCTTTAAATTCTTGTGAGTCAACAATTTGTTTTAGTTTGACTCTATATAAATGAGGATACCAAGTTTGTGTAAATCCTTCTGCGGCTCTGTTTACATCTTCTACAACATAAAAACGTTTTAGTGCAACCTTAAAATCATTAAGAGCGTGTTCGTCTTTTAAATGCGGAAGTTCAAATACATCACCTGGCATAATTTTTCTACCAAGAGTTTTAACACTGTAATTAATAGGTATAGTCATAAACAGTGTATCATTTGTTAAAAATAAACCAAATTGACTCATATCAAAGTCAACATCTTGCACATTGTAAATACCGCGAATTACGTAGATGTTAGGATCATACTTTCTATCCCTATTTTCAAGGAATAGCATATCCTGTATGTTAGTTTCTTTTACTGCATCATATCGAGGTGCTGTAGGTGTAGCATCTTCTTCATCAGGATTTGAAGGTCCTAAGTATTTGTGTACAAAGACGTCTGTTCCCCCTACTGTAAACATCTCTGTTACAGTCTTATCAAGGAACTCGTAATCTTTGCCTTTTTCCGGCTTGTATAAACTCAATCTTGGCATAACATTAGTATTTATCGATCGCATAAATACAAGTGGAGACCTTGATTATATGGCTATAAACACTACACAAAAACAGGAAGTATTTGATTATGTAGAGGCTATGCTCGGCGGCGGAATGATCGACGTTGAGTTAGATCCTAAGCATTATGAAATATCATTAAGATCAGCATTAGACAAATTCCGTCAAAGAAGTGATAATTCTGTTGAAGAATCTTATATGTTCTTAACAACAGTAATTGATCAGAATGATTACATACTTCCAGAAGAAGTAATTGAAGTACGTAAAATATTCCGTAGATCAATTGGCTCAAGAACAGGTGGCGGAGACGGTGGCACACTGTTTGAACCTTTCAACCTTGCATACACAAACACGTATTTGTTAAGTTCATCTAACATGGGCGGTTTAGCAACTTACAATCTATTTGCAGGTTATCAAGAACTTGTAGGACGTATGTTTGGTAGTTTTATTGAATTTAAATGGAATACTACTACACACAAACTTACTATACTACAAAGACCAAGAGCAGAAGAAGAAGTTCTGTTATATTGTTACAACTATAGACCAGACAGCGAATTGTTTAAAGACTATCTTGCAAAGCAGTGGATCAAAGATTATACACTTGCAAAATGTAAGTATATGCTTGGTGAAGCAAGAAGCAAGTTTGCCACTATTGCAGGTCCACAGGGTGGATCAACACTTAACGGTGATGCATTGAAAAATGAAGCAGTAGCAGAAATGGATAAACTTGAAGAAGATCTTAAAACACAGGTTGCAGGCGGTGTTGGCTATGGTTTCACAATTGGCTAAAAAGTACTTGACTTTTCAATAAATCTATATTAGTATAGTAATTAATAACACGAACGTAAGGAATCTCAATGAAGAACATTATTGGCTTATCAATATTAGCAATGATTCTTGTGGGGTGTTCAGGACATCTTGGACCAGATCCACAAGTTAAGTTTGGCAAAAAATGTGCTGTAAAAGAGAATGGATCGATTGTATATTCATACATTTGGTTGCACAGCAAAGATGTTGAACTTGAAGCAGATAAAGAGACTTGTGAACTAATCAAAAAAATAGGCAAGTAAAATGATAATTGGAATCTGTGGTTTAATTGGTAGTGGTAAAGATACTGTTGCACAATATCTAATAAACAACCATAACTTTGAAAAGATCAGTTTTGCTGATAAACTAAAAGATGCTGTATCCACAATGTTTGATTGGGATCGTGATTTGCTTGATGGTAAAACTGACGAATCAAGAGAATGGCGTGAGCAAGTAGACCCATATTGGACCGCAGAAACCGGTGAAGAAATCACACCAAGACTTGTATTACAAAAGTTCGGTACAGAATGTATGCGTCAAGGCTTTTATGACGGTATATGGGTAAGTCTTACGAAACAACATATTCTTAAAAATCCTAAAAAACATTTTGTTATTCCTGATGTTAGATTCCCCAATGAAGCAAAAATGCTTTATGAAGTTGGTGGTGAAGTTTGGCGTGTAAAACGTGGAGAAGATCCACTTTGGTTTAGAATATATCAAGATGTTGGTGTAGAACCAAAAGATGTGCATTCAAGTGAGTGGGCATGGGCACACACTAAATTTACAAATGTTGTTGAAAATAATGGAACACTTGATCAACTTAAAAATCAGGTTCAAGATCACCTTGTTTCCAGCGGACGCCTGCTCTCTGCATAACAATCTGACAATTAGCACAAACAGTTTTTAAGTTATTCATCCTACAGTTGTTTAGATCACCATCTATATGATATACTCGTAACTGCTCTTTAACTTCTGCTTTGAAATTACACTTCTCACAGTGCTTCTTTTGACGATAACCAGCCAAGTACCATTTTGGTTTACCTTTTCCAGCACCGGAGTACCTTATGCAAGTGTCACACCTTGTCCTATAAAAGGTTTTATTACCTTTTTTGTAATTAACTGCAACAGGTCTCTTACCGCACTCGCATAAAGGTCTCATATTGTATTTACCTGCCCTTTTTATGCCCTTTTGTTTGTGTGATTTTGGCTAAATTATACGAGAGTTGTATAAATACATATAATAAAGTTCAACAGGAGAACACAAGATGGCAAATTTAGTATCACCAGGTGTATCGGTTAGCGTAATAGACGAATCGTTCTATACCCCCGCTGAACCAGGTACTACCCCAATGATTTTTGTTGCTACTGCACAAGATAAAGCAAACGCAAGTGGCACAGGAACAGCAAGAGGAACTACAAAGGCAAATGCTGGCGTACCGTTCTTATTAACTTCACAAAGAGATTTATCAGACACATTCGGAGATCCATTATTTTATACGGATTCAAACAACAATCCAATACACGGTGGAGAATTAAACGAATATGGTCTACAAGCGGCTTATTCATATTTAGGCGTTAGCAACAGAGCATTCGTTGTTAGAGCAGATATTGACTTAGGCGAATTACAAGCAACTGCAACAGCACCAGCGGCTAATCCAAAAGATGGCACTTACTGGTTTGACACACAGATTTCAAGATTTGGAATTTTTGAGTGGAACGGCAACGGCGCACAGACAAAAGGTGGTCAGCAGTTTACAAACAAAGTTGCTACTGTAATTACAGACAGCACAAAATTAGTAGGCGGACAAAGCACAGGCGCTCCTAAACCTTCTGTTGGACAAATAGGGGACTATGTGGTTGTAGCAACTACTACTATTAACAAAACATTTTACAAAAACTACGAAGGTACTTGGGTAAAAATTGGAACTGATGCCTGGATTGCATCTTGGCCAGTAGCAATTGGTTCTGCATCTAACCCAACAGTAACAAGTGGTAAAACTTTAACTATCAACGGTGACACAATCACTGCTGGTGCAGACGCGGCGTCAGTTGTAACTGCAATTAACACAGCAGGTTCTGGTAACGGTTACAAAGCAGAACTTATTGATAGTAAAATTAATTTATTCTCAACAGATGGTACAAACTTGGTTGTTGCAGATGGTACAGGATTAGCGGCTGAGATTGGGGTTACAGCGGCAACTTACTATGCACCACAATTAAGTGTTGGACCACACACTTCAATTCCAGAGTTTAAATCAACTGATGCAAATCCAAGACCAAGTGGATCTATTTGGTTTAAAACAACAGATCAAAACTTAGGTGCTAAACTTTCAGTTAAAGAGTGGAATGACACTACAAAACTTTGGGTTACAAGAAGTGTACCAGTTTACGAAAGCAACCACGTTGCACTGAAAAACTTAGACAGTACAGGCGGCGGTGTAAATCTTTCAATAGATACTCACTATGCACAATCAAATGTAACTGAAGGCACAGACAAAGAGTTTGACTTTACGTTGTTCAAACGTTCAAACACAGGTTCAACTAAGATTGTATCTGATGTAATTGCAAGTCAATTAAGTGCTTCAACTTATACATTTACTATGCAAGAGTCAATTACAAATCAAGCAACACTAAACGCGGCAGTAACAGTAAGTGTAACAACTACTGGTGCATCAGGAGATGCTGATGAAGTAGCAGGCCAAATTAATGCGGCAGGCTTTACTAACATTGTTGCAAGTGTTGATAGTTCAAACAAAATTGTAATTGAACACAATGACGGTGGAGACATTAGAATTGTTGACACTTCAGGTTTATTAACATTAGCAGGTTACACACCATACGTTGATGCAAACACAGGTACAGCAAACTTATATTATGTACCAGGTACATCAAGTGCTACTAATCCTAAGCAGTACATGGCGTCTAACTGGCAAACACTTTCATACACAGCAAGTGACGATGCTCCGACACAAACAGCAGAAGACGGTCAGTTGTGGTACAACTCAATTGTAGACGAAGCGGACATTATGATCCACAATGGTACTACTTGGGTAGGTTACCAGAACTACAATTCAGGTAGTGTTAACTACAATACAACATCACCAGATGGTCCGATTGTGTCAGCAACAGAGCCAACTAAACAATCAGATGGTTCAAATCTTGCAGACGGTGATATTTGGATTTCAACAGCAGACCTTGAAAATTACCCAATAATTTACCAATACAACGGTACTACTTTAAAATGGGTATTAAGAGATAATGCAGATCAAACTACAGACAACGGTGTATTATTTGCAGACGCAAGATACAATACATCAGGTGCTAACAGTGGCACAGCAGGAACTATTAAAGACTTGTTA